TGCCGATGAGGCGGATACCGTCCGGGCCGAGTTCGATCCGGCCGCCGCCGCGCGTGAGGACGGCGGTGTCTTCGGATTTCGAGGGCGAGGCATGGTCCTGGTCGTAGGTTGCCGGCATCGCGACAGACGCGGCCCCAACCGTGCCGGAGACGGACGAGAGCACCATCTGTTCGTTCTCGGCCGGCTGGCTGTGGATCTTCATGCCGCCGGCGCCGGCCTCCTGCCAGCGTGACCACGGGCCGAGGATGTCGCGGCCGTCGCTGGTCTTGCCGAGTTTCAGGCGCAGGAGACGCTTTTCGGCATCGATCGGGCCGCGCTTGCCGGGCAGGTTCATCATGGCAACGCGACGGTTGAGCTGTTCCATCTGCTCGCGCAGGCGGCGGATTTCGAGGGCGGCATAGTCACGCATTGTCCACCTCCGGCCCGCCTTCGAGCCAGCCGTCCATCTCCGCCAGCTCCTCGGCGGAGGGGTAGTGGATGATCGCGGCGTCGGGATCGGCAGTGCCCGTCGCGGTCGGAAGATAGGTCTTGCCGAGGCCGGTCAGGGTCTGCGACCAGGTGACGGTGTAATAGACCGTGCCCTGCGAGGCGTCCGCGACGGTGAAGAGCGGCTTGAACTCCGGGCCGGGAACCGCCTCGGGCGGCGAGATGCCGGAAAGGCCCCAGAAGGCGGTGTCCACATCGGTCAGCATCATCATGAGCCGATTGCCGATTGCGAGCGCCACGGCCTCTTTCTCGACGCGGCGGCTTTCGACCGCACGGGCTTCCGCGACGATATAGGCGACCCAGTCGACGACGACGCTGAAGTGCCCGTCGACCGAACGCAGGGTGCGAACGCGGCTCCAGCCGATGCCGACGCCCGGTGCTGGGACCAGCGCCTTCGCCACCAGCTCCGAGATGTCGACCTTGCCCGGATGCAGGATGACGCCGACGCCGGGCAGCTGCGCCTTGACGGTGGCGACGATCGCACGTTGCGCGGGCGCGACGGGATCGGCGGCGAGGAGTTGCGCGAGGGTTGCTGGCTGGATCATTGCATCATCCCGAACATGTCGGTGACCAGCTTTATGATCTCCTGCCTGTTGTCCTCAGAGAGCCCGACAAAGGGACGTGCGGGTATTGTCACCGACTTTGTCGTGACGAACTGGTTGCCGAACTTGAACTGCAAGGCCTTCTTGTCCTTCGGCGTGATGGTCATGCCGCTCTGGTGGACATGAGCAAATTGCCAGTTGGACCCCCACTCGGCCTCGGCCGCCGACGCCGTCGACATGATGGAGTAAAGAAGGTTTCCCTTGTCGACCAGGATCGACGTGCCCTTCAAATTCGGCTTCCAGGCCGCACCATCGGGACTGGTTTTTTCTTCCTCGATGCGTCGGGCGGTCTGGCGTTCGCCCAGCCTCCCGATGGTGCTCATCAGTTCGACCTCGTCGAATTCGGTGAGCGGGCGCAGCTTGCGGAAGACATCCCCGAAATCGGAGGTATCGACGACGATGGATATGCTCATATCCGGCCGAGCCTTTCCCGCGTGAAGACGCGTTCCGGGGCGACGAGGACAACCTCGTTCTGGCCGACGCCATCGGGCAGTGTATCGCCGCCGGCAGGCCCACCGGGCGCGCCGCCCGTCGTGGACAGTGCGCCCTTGCCGGCGGCGATCGCCTCAAGCCGTTTGACGGCCTGGTCGTACCGTTCCTTGATCGTTTCGGAGGAACGGGAGAAGGAGAGTGCCACGCGATAGAGCGCCATGTCGGAGCAATAGACGCGCAGCACCGCAAGCGAAGCTTCATCGAGCGAGGCCAGCTCGGCAGGCGAATAGCGCGCCGCAAGAATGGCGCGGATCTCGATCGAGCTGTCTGCAAGGGCATGACCGATGCGAACGTCATCGCGCTCGCCGGTGGTCTCGTCCGCCGCGAGCGTGATCAGCTCCGCCGGGAAGCGGGCCTGTAGATCGGCAATCGTGGCGTAAACGGTCATGGTCTCCTCGCGGTGCAAAAGGGGTGGGAGGCGGGCTTAGCCCCTACGTTCGCAACGTCCCCTATCCGGCGGCCGGCCGGGTCGATGGGTGCTGACGGCCTCGCGAGCCGGATCAGACCTCCCCAGGGTATTCCTCAGTCTTCGGCCGGTTCCTCGACAGGCGCGGCTACTTCTTCCATGCGAGCATCGACCTTAAGCAGCGGATCGTCCCGCCACTGTTCGATCAGTTTTTCCAGCTCGGCATTCGGCATGTCGCCCTCGTAAAACTTCGTCTCTTCCGGACCGAAGCCATAGCCGGCGCGACGACGGGGACCGCCTGGCGCCGTAACGATAATGACGGGACGCGTGACGGTCTTGGCGTCATCGGGCTTGGTGGAGGTCTTGGCCATGAGGGTCTCCTGTCGGTTCTCAGAAAAACGGCGTGGTCGCCGCTTGTCTGAAAACCGCCGGCGGATGGGAGGAGAATATCCGCCGGCAGTTTGCGGGCGCCGAAACGCCCGCTCCCGGGATTACTGGAGGTACGGGGCTTCCATGATATCGACGAGGTTCTGAAGCGTGTTCGTGGAGCCGCCGATCTCCTTCGAGAGAAGGACCTCGCGGGCCTTGAAGAGGTTCGTCGTGCCCACGATCAAATGCGACGGACGGATGCCGAGGAGGCGTCCTTCGTCATCCTTGAAGCTGGTCAGCGCCTCGTAGGCGGCCTTGAGGTTCGCCGCGTCCAACGTGGCCTTGCTGCCGAACGCCATCTGCCAGAACCCGAAGCCGGCGCTCACGCGGGCATCGACACCATAGGCGTACTGATCGCGCAGGAACACGAGGTCGGAAGTCTTGGCATCTTCCTTGGAGGTGAAGGCATAATCCCGGCGCTTCTGGAAAATGAAGGGCTTCAGAGGCCGCTTGAGATCAGCGAGGATCCAGAGGGGGCCACCGCCTGCCTGGAAATTCGATACCGACTGGACATTGCCTTCGTTACCGACAGGGTGATCGGTGTCGAAGAAGTTCTGACCGTCGAAGCACGGCAAGCTGGTCGACTTGTTGATCAGCTCGAAGACGATTTCTTCAGGGTGCTTGGCGGCGGCCTCACCCATCATCTCGAAGCGCGGGGTGTAAAGGCCGAGCTTGTCATCCTCGATGTCGTCCCGCTCGACCGTCACCGACCCTTCGAACTTGCGGTTGCGGATAGAGTAGCCCTTGCTCTTCAGGCTTTTGAACTGGCGATCGCCGATCCACTCGCGCAGTTTAGGGAAGTCGCCGAGCCACCCGTAGGTCTCTTCGGATGCGGTCGAGGTGACGACGGTGCAAACCGACGTATACATCGGCGTGACGCCGGAGAAGCCCTTCTGGAAGGCCGTCTTGAAGCCGCGCTGAGCGGCCTGAAGAACGTCGGGTGTAATAACCTTTGCCATGTGTCCCTCGTGGTTAGAGGCCGACGCGCACGTAGATGCGCCCGCCTTCGATGTGCATGATCTTGCCGGCGACGGAGCGGGCGCTGCTGTTCGACGTCTTTGCCACCGTCTGGTCATCGACGATGTAGGCGTCCTTGCCGAGGTCGGCGGTTGTGATCTCGTCCGTGCTGGTCGAGTTCACGAAGTCGAAGACGCCGCGCTCGAAGGGCACGTTGACCGCCCCGTCCGCGCCGGTGTTCTTCACGGTCTCGCGCGCCATACCGAGAACGACGAGGCTGGCCGCCGTCTTGCCCGGAACGGCAAGGCCGCTCTCGGCGACGACAAGCGCGCCCTGATGAATGGTGGTTGCGCCCTTGACCGGTGCAACGCCGAACTTGCCCTCGATCTCGATGGGCTGGCGGGCCTGCGTAAGTGCCGTCATGTCAAAATCCCCTCAGACTTCAGGCGGCGGCGAGGCCGTTCGCCTTGCGATATTCTTCTTCGGTGAGCCCCATTTCGGAGATGATCTGGCGATCGACGGCCGAAAGGGTGTGGGTGTCGCCGGCCGGCTTCTTCTCATCGAGACCGGACGCGGCAAGGCCGGCGCCGAGCGTCTCGATCAGCTTGGTGACCTGGACGAGACCGTCATCGGTCGCACAAAGCAGTTCGTAGCTTTCCCGCTGCGCCGGGCTGATCTTCTTCTTCGTGACCGCGTCCTCGAGGAGTGCATCAACCTTGCCCTTGCGGGTCGCGGCCTTGATCCCGTCCAGTTCGGCGGTGAGTGTCTTCACCTGGTCGAGCGCCTGGTTGTGCACGGCGGGATCAATGCGGGCCTTGAGATTGGTGATTGCGGACAGGCACGAGGTCTCGGCGGCGTCCTCGGAAAGGCCGAGGGCGGCGGCAATGGCTTTCAACATGGGTTTCTCCGGGGTTACAGAAAGGTCGGCCGAGGCGACAGCCGGCATGGAGGCGGCGGGCGCAGCGACGAGCGCGGCCGAATGCAGCCACGTCACCTTGCCGCCCTCATCCGCCTTCCAGGTGGGGGAAATGTAGCGATGCGTACGCG